TTTAACATTTGGATCATTACCAAATCTCTCAAGATTAAATTCCATATTAAATCTCCTTAACTCACCAAGTGAAAAAAGAAAGAGGTTCTCCAAGTAAGATTGCGTCCTCTAACGCTTGCTTCTTCTCTTCCTGCCCCTCTGTCCGAAGAGCATCACCATTTAATGTAATCTGTCCACCATCTGGACCAGGAATTCCACCAAATTTACTTCTCGCATTGCCGAGCATGATCTTAGCTTCAGCAATTAGCATCCTCTTTGTTACTTCCCTAGCCTCAGCAGAATGCCAATGGTAAACGTGAGGCATATATTGGACTATTACAGGGAAAGCGCCACGAGGAGTTGGGAAAAGTCTTATCTTGTCATCACCGAGTGTTTCCCACTGTCCTTCAGTTCCGAGAACTCTAGAGGAAAACTTTCTGTACGCTTGGAGTAGGTGATAATCTAGTAATATGTTTTGAATCCCTGTTACGTTACCAACATTCGCAGCTATACCAAATTTCAATAATAACTTATCTAATAAAGAGTTATATATTATCTTACTCTCACCACCTAGTTCATAATATGTTTCTGAGAATTCTTGATTATGATGTGGTCCACAAATCATGTGAGTCAGTTCATGAATTAAATCATCAGGAGAATGCGCTATTAAGATATTATGTTTTAAATTAATTAGCCCCATGTTTATTTCTCCATGGATTCTGAAATGGTCTGTATTTTTAACTTCTCTATCAAACCATTCTTTCGAATCCTAGCAAAGCTTTCTCTAACATCATCTAATGATAAATTTGTTTTCTTAGATAATTTCATAAAAGTATTCTTAAAATATTCACTATCCTCTTTAATTAAAAAAGACATAGCTGATAATATAATAGACTCATTGCCATTTATAGTCTCTGCGATAGACTGACAAGCTTCATCGGCCATTAAAGTTCCTCGTCTCTATGTTATGTTTTCTTAACTTCTTCAAAATTAAACGACCAGAAACGCCAACTGACTTACCAATAACCCTAGTAGACAACTTTTCTATAATATATTTCTGATTTAGCCATTGAAAATTATCCCATTTATAAAAAATATGATTCCTAATTGCTTTTCTAGGTGACAATTCATTTAATGGCCAAATTAATTTGGTAGCATATCTAATTTCATTATGTTTTGAACTCGAACCACCCCATCTAATAACGTAAGAACGATCTTCAAGAAATTTAGTAATAGTTCTTGAATCGACACCAAACCCTTTTGATATTTCAGATAAAGTTCTATTTTGTTTAATTAATTCCAAAATTTCATCTAAATTAAGAATAATAATTTTACCAGATCTTGCCTGTGAATTTTTAGGACGATCATAATGAATAATATTAGGTCTATTTATAATTAAATTATCATTAATTATTTTATATTGATAAATATGATTATATTTTATATGTTTCGAAATAATTCTATATCCATTAGGTATATCAAGATTTTCCTTAGACCAGACAACAAATTTTTTCTTTTTTTCTGGGAATTTGATCAAAAATGAAACTCTCTCATTAGGAACAGAAAATAACACATTAGATTTTTTAATTTCATCTTCAGTAATCCATCTCCATCCTTCTAATTGCCTCTGAGCATTTAAATATTTATCATCAAATGTTTGTAAATTCAGAGGTTTAACTTCAACATGTTCAACCTTATTCGTATATTTAATCTTAAAATCACAAATATATTTTCTTTCCTTCCCAGAAAAACTATCCAAATACCAAATCCAAGAAGTCTCATAATCCCATGAGATGACTTCTTCCAAAGAATCAAGATAAATGGCATAAGTACATTCTAATATCGATCTAAATATAATCTCAGCTTTAGAACATTTTATCGGATTATAAATAACATTTACGCCATGCGACTTCTTATATGGCTCTTTTTCTCGCCCAAATCTCTTTTGTGGTCGAACTTGAATATTAAACCTTTTCAATCTATTTCTAATCGCTGTAATAGAACACTTCAATTCAAAAGCAATATCATCAATCCCTCTCTGTTTATCAACATATTCAACATACATCCAATTGGGATCAATTATTCTCTGATCTAATTTAGACTCACGAATCCTAGACTGTATATTATGAGCTTTCTCACTCCAAGACTTAATCTTAATACCAAATCTCTCACAAGCCCTAACCAATCTTTTACGTTCAGCATGATATTTATTAGCTATCTCCGTTAATGATTGTGTTTCATATTCCTTTAATAATAATTCTTTATTTTCTAAAATATCGTCAATCGGTTTCCTTTTATAAATTTTACCATTTTCCCTCGCTAATTTTAAACCATCTTGCTTAGATCTAAGCACATTATATTTCTTTAATATAACTAGGATTGTACATGGTGCTCTATTACATAATTTCCCAATATCGCTAAGGCTATTACCAGACTGATATAATTCAACAACTTTTTGTTGATCACATGGTATCTTCATATTCTTATTTATATATAAAATTACTTTATTTTACTAAATAAAATGACCTACCAATAGCGCTAACATATATCCCGCCAGATTTAGTTTTAATACTCCATGTCCCATCGGTCTCAGATTCTGATTTATCAATAATTTTCTCTAATTTATCATTGGAATTAATCAATTTTTCACCAACTTGACATTCATTCGCCATCTTTATTTTCCCATCACAACTCAAAGGATGATTTGGTGTACAAATAAGAAAATCATTCTGTGTTTTAAGTAGTATCACTGATTGTTTTCTCTTATTCCAACGCATTAAAGGTTTACGTAAGCCAAAAGGAGTAATTAATTTAATTTTATCTCTTTTTTCATAACATTCTTCACAAGTCATCTTACCTTCACTTGTCAATAAAATAGAACCACCTCCGAACGAGAATAGGAACGATTCAGCTCCAAATATGTCTCCAATTCTTGTAGTTTCTGGATCCCATTTTACATCTTGGACCCAGTATGCGTCAGCCGGTAAACTGTACGTGTTAACCAGCGGACTAGTATAAAAGTAAGCATATTTCTGCTCCCGTGGGAAATATTGAGCTACGAAATCTCCTGTTACTCGTATTGCCTGTTCTAGTTGTGCTTCACTCAGTTCAACTAATACAGTTGGATGCCCTAATGCACTCAACACCTCGAACTTCATAGGGTCACTCTTTATTTTTAGGATAGCCGGTAATTGTGATTTAGATATAATTGCCATAATGCCTCCATATCTATTTTTAATTAAAAATCAGGTTCATCTACTTCTTCGGCCAATTTATCTTTTAGATCATCAATAGTAACACGTGGATTTCTACTTCGCTCTTTCTCTAATTCTGGCATAGAATATCTCTGAACGTCAATTTCCCTCTTATACAATGAATAGATTTTATCAACAATCTTATCAATGTCGAAGCTATTTGGGTCTGCGTAATAATAAGTGAAATTATGTTCTATAGTGTCATCACCAAGCTCACGTGCTTCTTCTATATAAGACAAAGTTAGTGATTTATCGTCTGTGTATATATCACAAACCATAAATTTACCAACTGATGCTTCTACTACTTCTGTGCCTTCTTTTCGTATTAATCTTAATCTACGTTTCCAACGCGTTCTAAAGGCTCTTCGTAGCAATTTTGAAATAGGATTAGGTATAATGTCGCTTAGCTTCCACATGACTTATTTTATCGCTTGTGATAAAAACAAAATTATATCGGGAAACTACGGCCTTTTCTGCCGCCATAGACAACGCCAGCTACATCAAGCTTCGTTACTAAAAGACCAGTAGTTGTTTGTAATAGTGTCTTAAGTGATTCACATAAATCTTCTACATCAGCTACTGGGATTCTATTGTATGCTCTTGAATTATCGTAACCGAGAACTAGATTAGAATTATCAACGTATTCAGATTCTACTGGTTGCTTTGCGAAAGATGTCTTCTTACAGGCGTGACCGTGGACTGTGAATCTTGCGCCTTGCTGCCCAAATTGTGGTGTGAATGCTACTGGTCTTGCGAAGTCCAATTGTAATTCGTCGGTTGAGCAAACGTTAAGTAATTGGTCTTCTATCCAAGCTGATAATTTTTCCATGTCTCTATATGGGACTAGTCGTTTGTTTGTGGTGGTCTGTGGGTCATATTTGAGAAACGCCGTGAACGGAACAAAAACGCCTTCCCATCGGTGTAAATTCGGAGCAAGCGGAGTCGATGATAGTCTGGTCGCCATGGCCTTCCCTACAAAATGGTGGGGGTTTTTACACCCCCACCACATCAATGGAATATCAAGCGGCGAGCTTAGACGTGCATCCCGCCAGCCTGATCGGCGGCCAGTTCTCCGTACAGGTCGTCGCGGAGACCAGTCGTATTCTTTTCGAGCTGGATTTCGCGTTCGTTGCCTGGAAGCTTGACCACCTTGAGGTTCGTGAGATCCGTAGTCGCCTGCTTGAGGGTCTCCACCGTGCGGGGGTAGACCACAACGCGGTGACCGTTCGGGAAAGCATCCGAGCAGAAGCTGTCACGCGTCTCAAGGACCAGATTCTCCTCACCAGGCACCGCAACGAGCCGAGAATCAAACGGCGTCGTCAGGTGCTTGATGCTCGTGTGTCTTCGGTTATCGAAGTACACGCGGGCGCGACGATTAACGCTGATCGTCGTGTTGGCTGGCTGTGCGTTCGGCATTTCTCTTCCTCCAAAATGTCCACAAATATTTTTGCTCGAAATATAACCCTAAAAATGAATTCTATAAAATAGATCCCTTCGCGCCAACAGGAGGAACCCTGAAACTACCCTGCTCAAAATAAAACTTCAAATCAACATCGCCCAAAGCAATTACCTCATTAAACCCAACACGATCAACTACCTCTTCCGAACCAGAACTCGTACCAGAAACATCATCAGTCGGAATAATATCATTACTAGGAGAATAAATATTCACATATTTAACACCATCAACATCCTGAATCTGCTTATATAAATTAGACAAATACAATGGCGTACCAAACCCGAAATTATTAATATCAAAGAATGTATTTATAACATTTTGTACATTAATCTTAACAGTACCAGCATCAGCATTTCTATCAACAATGATCGTTGCCTGAACATCAATAAATTTAATCTTACCATCTAAAACTCTAACCTCATCAGTAAGAACATTAAGATCAGAGAAAAACGTAGTCAAACCCTGCTTCAAACCAGTATTGGGTGCAATAGGAACATTATTAGGCCCCTCAGCAAGCACATAAACCTCCACAATATTCCTATTCACAAAATCAGTTTTCATAATCTCAACAGCAGCCTCAACAGAAGGAGCAGCCCTAACCTCCTCCGCAATCGTAGCCAAATCCTTATCAATACCAGTACGAATCGTGCCTAACGCCTTAGCAACAGTCCCATAAACAGGATGGGAATAATTCTCAGCCAAAGTACCATAATCAGCACCAGTAACAATACTATCATGGGTAGCAAACTCAGCAGGCGCTCTCCTCTTAGCGTGATCGATCGTTTCCTCATCAGTACCACCCTGTGACGGCGTAGGATTACGGAACAACGCCTCGACAGTCGCAGATAGGGGAGGCAACGGAGTAACTGGTCTTGTCTCGTTGATCGTCGCAGTACCAATCCTACCACGGATGCCACCACCAATGCGATAACCAACGCTAATCTGATCACCAGCCAAAGGAGACTTACCAGCAATATCATTACCGAATCTAATCCTAGTCTTACCGCCTAAATAAAGCACCTCAAAAACATTGTCATTCGGGCCAGCTTTCTCAAGAATAGCAACCCTATTCCATTTAGTCGTATCAGTTCCACTCTTAACATTAACAGTAATCGGCTCATCGAGAACATTCGGGATTGCAATATCAATATATTGATCAGGTCCACCAGGGGAATTATAAATGATTGGACTTGGCGTTGTACCCTCTATACCATACGCAATAATACCTCTCTTATTTGGCGGTATAGAAATCGGATTAGTAAAATCACCAGGTGCTCTGAACACTTCATAGAAAACAGGATCGCCATCTGGGCCAGTGAATGAAAACTTGATTCCAACAGGAATCTTAACTTCAACAGGGACTGGGCTACCAAAAGTAATTTCAACATCGACCGTTGCCGAAGTGGCTCTTTGTAATTGTTGATTGATTAAGGCTAAGTGATTAATCACGGCTTCGGTTGTTTGTGCTGTTGGAAGGAAAGATTCATCAGTTAGAATATCAGATCTTTGAGACAAAACATTTGCTAAATAACACACCAACTCGACTATCATCATAAAACCATTACTTGACGTGAAATCATTGAAATTATTTGGATAATATGTCCTAATGTACTCAACAGCCGCTCTCTGCATTCTATCATAATCCAATGCAGAGAAATCAATACGTCTCAGATCCGGAGAAATTAGGACAACACCAAATTCCTCAGGCGAATTTGGTGTCTCAAAAAGATATTCACGTTCACTCATGTTGACGTTCTCCGATTTACACCACTATTTTCGACGCTACCTAATTTATTAGTCGGTAGATTTAATTCAACCAATATATTATTAGTTCTAGTTGACCTATTAATTATACTATTAATATCAAGATTTAATGAACCATATACCTTAATAGTTAAAGTATTAGTATCTGTCATCTCAACCTTGACAGACGCCACAACCACACGCGGCTCATATTCAGTAATAATTTGAGTAATCTGATCCTGCAAAGCAGCTAACTGTGATGCAGTCAGATTCTCAAAAACAGTAGTCCTAATAGGCGTGCCAAAAGATGGACGCATAACTCTCTCACCAAAAGCCGTCAACAACAATTGTAACAAATCATTCTTAATTAATCTATCATCAACCTGCCTAGACATTACAGCCTCTTGGCCACCAACAAACGGAGGACCGTACCCAAACCACACAGGATTAAGGACATTCCTATTCATCGTACAAGCTCCTTAATCTTAAGAACCTGGTCATATAAATTATTAGCTATCTGAACACTAGAATCATACTTAGTAACCAAAACTGTTCGTTCAGCCTGAAGCGAAGCTAATCTATTACTCAAAGAAATTGTAATCTCATCACTATCACCCAAAGAAACAACAGATGCATTATAAGTTTTCTGCGTCTCATTAATCCTCTTCTGGTTATCAGAAATTTGTATTCCGATAGCATTTATATCAGCCACCATAAAATTCAAACTCGTAACAGTATAATTATATTTCTTCCTTGTCTCAAGAGTCAACTTTGCAATTTGCTCTTCAGTTAATCCCATATCATTAACATTAATTATATTAGTATTTTGCTGTAATTCAATAGTAGGTGGAACAGACAGTAATTCAGTCTGAGGCGATGTCTCATCTGTGAAATCTAAAATCTGACCAGACTCGAACATCTTATTACCGATACCAACTTGTGATTTCTGAGTATAACTTAAATTATAGATGAATTCACCAGTATTAAGCTGTCTCGCAGTAGGATCAAAGAATAACGGCGGTATTGGTTTCAATTCTTCAGACACAGGAATTAGAGCAGTAGTCTCTACTGACCTTGGCGGATCATTACTAGAAATATTCCACGTCACATTACCAACATTCGTATCAACTGGTAATAGTACTGAATATAAAGCTGTAGGCGCTGAGATTATCATTAATCATTATCCTTCATCAGGTACCGTAATTACTTTTTCAGGCACCTCATCAAATGGATCATTCTCAGTCTCAGCCCTATCGACTGGTTCACGCTTACTCTGTACTACGATCTCAACCTTACCAGGTGGTGCATTAGCAGCCGCCTCGGCCGTAGCCGCAGTCTTGGCAGCAACAGCATCAGCAGCGGCAGAAGCTTCAGCAGCCGCTGCTGCGATAGCCTTATCTCCAGCATCAGCGCCAGGAGCAGCAGCTTTCGCGGCAGCAGCATCAGCAGCAGCTTTCGCCCCAGCAGCGTCAGCAGCAGCGACAGCAGCAGCGGCGATAGCTGGGCCTACGCAAACTGGATATGTCTTATCATGGTCCTCAGTCTGACATGGGGCAATGCCAGGTGGCTCAGTAGCTGAGCCACCACCAGTAGGACTCTGTGCACCAGCCCCAGGGAATGCATAAGGTAAGTAACCAGTATGCTCAGGAGCATTATCTGGGACACTCTGTGTAGTGGCATTACCATTGAGCTGCCACATACCCCCACCACCATCCATCTCCACAGAACTACCAGCAATAACACTTGTCTTAGCTCCAGACTGAGTTCTTATAGTCCCCTCAGCTTCCATGTTGATATCTCGCTTGGCGTAAAGATTTATGTCTCTATCAGCCACTATTTGGACATCCTGTTTACAGTAAATCTGTATCGGACCATCCTCATGATTCCTTATAACTATCTTCTCCTGACCATCAATATCCATAATCATTATAAACTGATCTTTATCTAGATTAGAACGCCATATTCCTAGACCATATTTCCTACTCAACCATATACCACGATGGTCCAAATCGACCAATTCAGTCCAAGCACCATCTTCGCCGCCACCGCGTTTACCATCCCTTGCTTCCATCCCTTGATTTAAAACATCATCACCGGTTGCAACCTCATTTGTCAGATCGGGAGCATCTTTCATCTCCTCGCCTTTGGCTTCCTGATCTTTGGTACCAATCTCCTTATCACCAACATATTTCTCAGGTTCTGGTTTTGGACGACGCTTATTGTCAAAACCAGCACCAGTTTTCAACCTAATATAACCATTACGCTTATCCAGCTTCAAATGATAAGTATCCTTCTCAGGATCAAAAGTCATAGCTATAGAAGTAGCAAATTCGTTCTCATCTAAAAACTCACATGGCCTAGAAATCTCAGTGCTCATATCAGAACAAATTAAACAATAATCTTTCCTATCATTCATCTCAATACATTTAGACTTAGGAGTATACCACCTAGTAGTGTTTAATTCATCTCTATCGACAGCCTCAAAACCAAACCCACGATCAGTACCACCATCAGGGTCCTCTTCCCAAGCCCTACGAGTCTTTAATAACCAGCCAAGACCACGAGGACTACTTTCCTTAACAGCGTCAATAGGATGAGTCCCCCTATCATCAAGAACAAACTTGACACCATATCTCGTCATCATTCTAATCTGTCTTGCATCACGCTCCGTCCATTTGGCGTCTTTCTCTTTGTCCGAATCAGTTCCACATTCTTCCAACAACTTCTTTTTATAAAATTCATCTTTATCAGGATGGAAACCAGTGTCCATCATCTGGAAAATCATGCCGCCCTTTGATCTTAATTTTATCCAACGCTCATCAGTTTTCTTCCACTTCGATAACATCTGGCCACCATATTTGCCCTCTTCAACGCGAGATTTAACATCTTTAATCTCTTTACTGACGGAACGACCACCACCTTTCTGGGCATAACCAACATCTCGCATCTCAAACTTATGACCGACCCTCGTCCTTATCTCATACCTACGCCTATCAGCAGTCTGTTCTTCTTCAAATTCATCAACAGTATTAGGATCATTCTCATTATATAATTTAACAAAATACTTATAACGATCTTCCTCAAACTGAAACTCCTCTGAACCACCTTCATCTAATGGGTCACCAATGCCTTTGAATTCACCTACATCGCCCTTTTTCTTCCAGAAATAACCAATATCAGAATGGATGCAGTATATACCATATTTAGTAGTACGTGCAAGATATTTCCTATCTGGCCTATTGAGAAGTGGCTTCTTACCGACAGTAAAATTAGCATTAGCTAATGCGTCAGTATTCTTAGGTGAAATCTTATCAGGATCTTTATCATGTTCTATAGGGAAGAACCCAACGAACGAATCAACTTCTGAATTACCATATCGATCACGCCACCCATTAGCCATAGGCCGATAATCTTTAGGAAGATAATCAATCAAATACTCAACTGGAGCACTAGTTGGTTTCCCCATCTTATCAACAGCTATAGGTGACTTAGTATAAATCTGCTCTAACGGATACCTACGCCTTCTAGTTCCAGGTGCAAAACCAGTCCAAATTGGACCATAGACATGTGCTTTCTCAAAAGAAATCCAAACCATATCACCAATCATAGCTGATTCCCACAAACCAGCATTCTTGCCACCAAGGGCAAAACCAGGAACAGCCCAAGGGCAATCCTCAACCTTCATATTAAAATCATGAAAATCAGGCGATTTCCAGCGTATACGCTGCATCTGTAGAGGGTCATTAGTCTCAACAACCAATGCTCTAAACATCCCATCGAATCTATTAAATAAATTTACCGTTCTCTGTTGAAAGAATGAAGTCCAAACCTCAGAAAGATTATCATTTAGCATTTTGGCCTCCTAAGTTAGATATTACTGTAAACCAGCGTACGACTAAGTACCTTTATAACAGACCCAGCTTTAGGAAATCCAATTGGATTCAACGGTCTATTAAACATAGTAATAACCCATTCGAGATAAGGAGTACCATAAAAATCCTGAGCAACCAAATCAGGACGACCAGCATAATTCTGATCAACTTGGACAAGCAATACATCAGTTGAAGCTACAAGATCAGGATTCATCCAATCTGGACGCTTCCACCTGCCAAATGTCACCTTACCATCAACAATGATAGGCTCAGACTTAAAGAATCTAGATAAATTATCGACACTAAGATCAACTGTCGCAGC